GAATTTTATATTGCGACAGATAGTGTTACTCGGATATTTGACACCGATGGGACATCAGCAACACTTACAGAATCAACAAATGGCTACACATATATTGCTACATTAATAAATAAAGATAGTTGCCGCTTTTTAATAAGTAGAACATAACAAGGAGAGAAGAAAATGGCTATTCGTAAAATTTCAACATTACCAGAAACTGATTTATTCAATGATGTCGGCGGGAGAGCGGGCGCGATATTGACTAAAGATGATCTGCTCGAAGTTTCAGTCAAAGGAACAGCAGGAGCATCCGGATTGTCACCCGATGGTTACGCCTCTGCAAAGATTTCGGTTGAAGACTTTCGAGATGCGCCCATTGTGTCAGCAACCACCCCAACCGCGCACCGCCTTATTCGTCGTGGTGCTTCTGGTAGAGCGCAAATTGCTACACCAAGTGCTGATGCTGACATCGCAAATAAGGGATATGTTGATAGTGTTGCAACCGGTTTAATACCAAAAGCAAATGTAAGTTTAGTTCCATCTTCAAATGCGTCATCTAGGTCTTCTTGTCCACTTGTACTATCAAAGTCAACTGAACCATTAGCACTTGCTGACCAGTCTTTTATTGTTGGAACTTTTTCTTTATAGTCATTACCAAAAGAAACATCTTCCAATATTTCAGCAGATTTTTCAAGTTCAAAACCTGAAATATGTGCTATCACAGAAGCGTCAACACCACTACCTTTTTTAACATAACCAGTTAAACCAGTATATAATGCCATAGTTATTCCTCCTTAAAAATTATTTCAAATTTATCATTAAGACTTATTTCAAGAATTAATTTCATTTGATTATCTTTTTCAATATTTAATTTTGCTGTTAACTCTGCACTTGTTTTAGATAAGTCGCCTTCATCAAATACAACATTTTTAATCTGACCTGTTTTTGGGTCTAAAAATATCTTATTCTTCACTAACGACCACCCAAGTAATCTCAAAATTAATTGCGAAATTGTATCTATTCTTTTCATCTCTTCCAAGAGGCAACAATTCCCCACTTTGAACTACCTTTGCAATAAGTTCGCTTGAATAACCATCAAGTTTACCTATTACCTCTTCACACTTCGCAACAGCATTGAAATATGAAAGATTACGAACTTTTACTTGTATTAATGGGTATCTAACATCTGCTCGTTTCTTTTTAAAACTACGAGATGGTCTACCTCCTCCAGCATAATTTAATAAAATTATGTTATCTGGTGTATCTGGCATTTGCCCTTGTTGACCACCTAGCAAAGTCATTAATTCATCTAGCATTAGTTATCAACTCCTTTTTTAACACTATTTTTTATAATATTAATAAACAAATCAGTATTTTCTCTAAATGGTTGCTCTAAATATTTAGGTTGCCCACCTTTAGGATGGTTAAATTCAAGATTTTCGTGTTGTATTAACGAATAATCATAACCCTCTGGACTGAACGCTTGGAAATATACTATTTTAATATACTTACCTTTATTAATCTTCTCCCCACGGTCTTGCTAATTCAAGCAATTTTTCAGCAACTTTATCAACACTTTCAATTGTATATCCATCAAGTTCTTTAAGTTTATCATTAAATGTTTTTTCAACACTTTTCAAACCCTCTAATTTAAACATAAATTTTATACCCTATTGGAGTTCTAATTAATAAACCATCAACGGGTTCAATTAATAATACATCATGTTCATTAAATTTATCATCATAACTAGGAACAAACGAGTTCCCAATAAATATTTGTGCTAAACTTAATTTTTTTTCTTCATCAGCACTTTTAATAACTTTTTGAGTATTAGAAACAAAACCTTTTATAGTTTCAGCAGGGTCATAAGTTTTCTCATTATAATCATTTTTAGATTTATATTTTTTATAGAAAACATCATCAATTAGTAATTCATTATACGATACCATATTGTTCTATTACCATCCTTTTTACGATACCCATATCTACTGTATTCAGCGTAATCATCATTAACTTTTCTTAATGAGTTTACACCACCATATAATTCGTTTGGATAAGCGTTAGGTACTTTCATATTACTGTTATCAGCATATGTTACAGAGTACCCGTTTAAAGTTTGTGATTTAATAAATTTAGACGTTCCTCTACTCAAATCATAAGCCAACATACTTGAAACAGTCATTGGACTTACTCCTCTAAAAGATAATTTTATAAGTGTATCACTTATTTCTTCATCTGCTAAATCTTGGTTTACTTCTATATACTCATCTGTTATTGATTTTACTGAATAAACTTCATAATTATCAATTGAATTTAAAAGTTCAAACCAATCTCCTACTTTGAATGGGCAATCTTCAGTAAAATATATTTTATTACCCTCAATAGTGAAATCATCGGACATACTAACTGAGGTTAAAAACCACTGGTTAGTATATCTCCTAATTTCTTGTAATACAGAGGGTATTAAGTTTTTAACAGTCGTTTCAGTAACACCGTAGGTAGTTAACAAAGAAACTATCGTAGTTATATTTAACATAATACCCCTCCTTTAACCACTATTAACTTTCAATAGCAGTTTCAGTATAAACAAATTTTCCGTGGTTGAACTCTGCACCGTGGTCTAAACCGAATTCAGCATAGATTTCGTATGAGTTTCCACCTCTTTGAGATAATGGTTTAATAGCAATTATTTCGCCAGTTTCTTTATCACGAGTAAATACTGGTTTTACAAACGCAATATCAACAAGTAATAATGTATTAGCAGGTACATCGTTATCTACAATTACATAAACACTTTGACCGAAATCAGTTACGATTTGGTTTACACCAACACCAGCAACAAATCTATCTGCGTCAACTTCAGTTAAATTAACTGTGTGATATGCTTTTGATAATTTTACTTTATCAGTTGAATTAACAACTAGAGTTGGAGTATCAAATGCACCTTTATCAAACACTGCTTTAATCATAGCATTAACACTATCAATGTAATCTTGGTCAGTAACGATTTCATCAGTTATAACATTAGTAGTGATTGCTGAAACAATACCACGAGTTTTAGTAGGTTCATCTTCATCAGTTAATCCAGTAGCAGAATATACGCCATTAATAGCAGTATAGTTCATGTCCCTTTTTATTTTTTCTAAATGAATTTTTATTTGTAATGCGATTTCAGAATTTTCTTCTGGTTCTTGTCCAGCAGTATTAATACCACTTAAACGACCAGTTGCTCTTTCTCTAAAACGAGAAACAGTTAAATCTTCTTGGAAAATTTGGATAACATTTTTCGCTTGAGTTAAACCAAAGTAAGTAGGAGTAGCAACACCAACACTGTCTGCTTCTGATATAGCAGGTTGTGATGGATTTCCAATAGCATATTCTACGCTAATAGGGAATTCTGGGTTACTAGTGATAAGTGCATTTGCACCATCAGTACCTCCGATTAAAGATAAGAATTGAGTTTTACGAACATTTGAATTGAATAACATACCTAAAAAGTTAGGCGTGTTGTTTAAATATGCAATACCTTCGTTCATAAATTATCATCTCCTATTTTTTTACATTGTTTAAATATTGTGTGATAACCCCAACATAATCTCCTTTCTTATAAAGTTCATCATAAGTTTTAGGATTACTTTCTTCAGGATTACCTTTTTTGTAACTATCCGTCTTTAGATATTGATTTCCAAAGAAATTAGGTTTTGCTTTTTTGAGTGCCTCAATAAGATTTTTCTCATCAGTAATACTTCCATCCTCTTCAATTTTAACTTTTTCAATATCAACATAACGAACTAACGCGTCAGCGTCAAATACTTTTTCTTTTTCAAAAACTTCTTTAAGTTTTGTAACTTTAGTATTCGTTAACTCATCTTTTTCTTTTTCTTTTACTTTATTTTGTAACTCTTGAGCAATTTCTAATGCTTTATCGCCATTACTCATTTTTTCTTTTGCTTCTGCAATGGATTTAACACCCAACTGTTTTAGTAATTCGTTTTCAGCGTCTTCTTTTGCTCGTTCAACACGAAATTTGACATATCCAGTTTTTTCTTCATCGTCATTCTTTTCAACCTTTTCAACTTTTTCAACAATGACAGTTTTTTCTTTAGGTTCATTTTTTACTACTTCTTCAACTTTTTTAGTAGTACCTTCTTCAATAATTTCTTTATTTTCCATATTTCTCTCTCCTTTGTTTTTAAGTGGTAGTTCCACTATTTTACTACCTAATTGAGTTTACCGACTTCATCAGTTTCAGTCTATTCTTGTAAACATATTTCAGTATCACAAGAGCAATTTATATCCTCACTAGCAACATGGAATAATCCTGGACCGATAGTCCTATATCCATCTACTGTGAACATACCTTGATTATCCTCATATACTCCATCCATTAACACATGAGATGGACGAGGCACTTTACTTTCCCAAGTATACACCCATCTTCGTTTAATAGGTATTCCTTGTTTTTTCAACTCGTTGCAAATATCATTTTTTAATTGAGTTCGCATACGAGTAGTTTCCGTTCTCATAACACGGACTGATTTATAAATATTACCAAAAGTAGTATTACCATACTTTTTGTATAATAAATCACGAATTTTATTAGTCATATTTTCCATAGGTTCTTTATTTTGAAGACTTGATATTATAGATGTTTTTATATCCTGTTTAAGTTTTAAAAAATCTTTCTTCAACAAACTAGATGGAGATTGATTTAAAAAACTATTCTTTATATAATCATTATATCTTACATTCGTAGTAATGTCAATATTTGCTAAAGATTTAACAACTTTTGTAACATCTTTAGATAAGTCTTGTGAATTTGTTGGTAAATTAAAAAGTGCAAAACGACATGACGTTACAGTACCATTTAAAGTTAAGTTTTATTCAATTGAAGGTGAAGAAGGAAACGGAGATGGAGATGGTGAAGAAGGTGAAGACGAAGGAGAATAAAGAATAATCAGAATTTTATTAAAAATAATTATCCTGTTTATTATTAACGGATACAGTAACTTTAGGTTTCGTATTTGGTTTTTCTCCCTTGCCTTGAGTAATTGCCTCATCAACCTCATCAGTTCCTTGTCCCTCTTGATTTCCATTATACTCATCCTCCTCATCCAATCTATCTATTTCCTCATCAACATCGTCAACAAGTGGATGATTTTCTAATGCTGTCTTTTTAGATACTAATGTACTTGCAGACATAACCATATTTGCTTTTTCAACTTCGTTACTAATCATTGTTCTATCAAATATAAATTCAATATCATTACTATCTAATTCTAATTTTTTATAAAAGAATATTAATGAGAATAACTTATTTAATGCTATTTGACCTTGATTTTCAATTTCATCTGCTTTTTGGTCTAAAGGTGCATAACTCCATTTAAGAGCAACACCACTAACATTTCCCAAGTTTTCTCTTTTAGAGAAATCAATACCAAACCCAAATCGGTAAATATTTCTTTCACACGCTTCATAAAGTTTCATTCTTGCTTCAGTAGGAATATTGATTTCTTTAGTATCAACCCCTCCCCCTTCGCCAACTTTAATTGCTTTTTTAACTTTTAAATCGTGCATAAATTCAGTTAAGTTTTGACCTTGATAATTTTCTAATATCCAAACTACATCTTGAATGTCATCTACATTGTTTGCTAAATCTGATAAATCAATATCTAACATATTAATAAATGCTTTTATCGGTTCAAGGGCATTTGTTCTTTCTTCATTAAACTTCCATTCAACAAACGGAACAAATGGCAATTCAAGTGCATTTTCTTCTGGGTTTTCTTCTTCAACTTCTTCATCACTTGTTTCCCCATAAGTAGTAATTACTTTTACTAGTGCTTCAGATTTATCCTTAACATATTCATTCTTTTTAGCGATATAAACATCTTTGATTTTATTATCATAAACTTCTGCATACTTAATTTTTACTAATTTATTTTTTTCATCATATTCTTCAACTTCATAATAACGAATTAATAAATCTAACTCATCAAAATCATTATAAAATGGTATTATTTCAAGTGGATTGTAAGAAATGAATTTTAATATATTATCATTAATTAATGGTCTAAACCATGCTCTACCGAATATCTGACAATTTTTAACATTTGTTTGATTGAATATTGCCCAGTAATTATCCTTGTTTAATGTATCATCAATTATTTCTTTACTTTTCTCTTGAACATTTTCTTTATATGAAACTTTAATTGGTTTGCCACAAAGATAATTCTTACATTGATTAACCAATTCATAATGATAACCATGTGCCATTTTATGATTTGCTTTAGAGAAATCTTCTCTCAAATAATCATAATTTTCTTTTGTTATAGTACCAGTTTCTTCATTTCTAATTTCTTCTTCTCCATATAAAATCATCATTTTTTTACGATTAAGAATTGTTTTATTCTTAAAATTATAATACTCAACACTTTCTCTCATTTTTTGTTTTTCAATACTGTTAATGTCTTTTTTAATAATATCGGCGAGTATTTTAGGAGTTATCGTTTGTCTAGTTAGTTTCATTTACATCCTCTCCTTTTTCAACAAATACAAGAGATAACCTTTCTCTAGGAATAAAATAATTGTGCCATATTCTGTTACCATCATAAGTTGTAAATTGAGTAAACTCTATTATTTTTTCTTCATTTTTCATTATTTCTTCAACTACATCCTCATAATCATATTTCTTTCCTAAATAAAATAATTCATCATCTTTTTGTAAGGTTATTGTTACGGCATTAGTTAATAATATTTTTGATACATTTGGTAATTTAACATCACTAGTAACCATTTCATTATTTTTTTTCATTTTTGTTTCCCTCCTTTTTCATCATCTTATCTACTTCCTTCATAATCTCATTCTGTTTTTGAATTTCATTTTCAAGATATTTTCTTCTTTCTGGGTCTTTCATAACATCAGCATATTGCCTGATATTATCCATATCCCATCTTGCTCTTCGTTGTTTATCATCAATAGTCATTGTTTCTTTCATATTATCCCTCTTCAAAACAATCTGATTGCACAGGTAAATGTTTGCCAGTTTTTATCGTTGTTGGTAACTTTTTATGTTGAACATAATTAGGTTTTTGATTATATACCAAAATACTATTATGAACTAACCAAGTATAAAACAATCTGTCATCTAAATTATGTTTATGATAATGATAATAATATAACGGTTTATCTTCATCACTATCATACCACTTAATAAAGTTTTTTGCAATGTTATGTGGTATATATACGCATGGAAAACTCATATAACTATGTGTTGCAGATTGTATTCCAGTTCTATCTTTAAAAATATTAGTATTAGAAACATAAAAATTAACAGGAATAT